GAAAACGCGGGAACGTGGGGAACGAAAACTAATACTAATTTACAAATCATTGAACAAATTTCTGGCGGATATACTACTCAATCAATAGCAGGTGGTGCGCAAACTACAGCTCTTTCAGTTTCTGATGGATCAACTGGAGCAACTTTATCTCATAGAATGATTGAGTTCACAGGCTCGATTACAGGAAATCAAATCGTAACTATACCTTTAGATGTTCAAACTTTTTATTTTTTAAGAAACTCAACATCAGGCGCATACACAGTTCAATTTAAATATGTTTCAGGAAGTGGTGATTCATTTACTTTTGCAGCGGACGATAAAGGCGATGCTCTTGTATTTGCTACTGCGAATGATGGAACTAATCCAGACATTGATACTTTACCGGCTGGTAATGTAACACTTACTGGAACACAAACTTTAACAAACAAAACATTAACGTCTCCTAAAATAGGAACTTCTATTTTAGACACTAACGGAAACGAAGTAGCTTTAATTACAGCTACAAGTTCAGCAGTTAATGAAGTTACTTTTGTAAACGCAGCTACAGGAAACAATCCATCAATTGACGCTTCAGGTGGTGATACAAACATAGGTCTAGCTTTAAAAACAAAAGGTTCTGGAGTAATCCAAGCAGAAGATTCAGGTGGAAACGTAGCTGCAGTTAAGATTGCAGGTAAAGAAACTATCTGGGTTCCTGCAGTGGCTATGTATCCTAATACCACAAATGGAGCAGAAGCTAACCAAGCAGAATTATCAAATGGCCCTGAAATTAAAGTTTTAGATTTTGACAAAGATTCAGATGAGTTTGCACAATTTTCTGTGGCATTTCCTAAATCATGGAATGCAGGAACAGTAACTTTTCAAGCTTTCTTTACAGCAACTTCAACAGATACAGGAACTACAGCATGGGGACTATCTGGCGTGGCTATAGCAGATAACGACTCTTGTAATACAGCTTTTGGAACACAAGTTGTTGCGACAGCGAAAGCACATAGTGGTACATCAAACGATTTAGACGTAGCAAATGAAAGTGGAGCAGTAACAATTGCAGGATCACCTGGTGATAACGAACAAGTATTCTTTCAAGTATCAAGAGATGTATCAGCAGATGATTTAAATGCTGATGCAAGATTACTTGGAATTAAATTATTCTTCACTACAGATTCTGCTAACGATCTATAAGAAGGAGAATAAATGGCAGGATTTGGATATAAAATTCTAGGTTTTGGATCTGGAGGAGCAGGTAAACCTTATAACATACAATATTTAGTAGTTGCAGGTGGCGGAGCTGGAAGCAAATTTGATTACGGCGGCGGCGGTGGCGGCGGTGGCGGTTATCGTACTCTTTGCAGTAAATCATATGAAGTAGTAACTGGTAGAAATTATACAGTAACTATAGGAGCAGGCGGCTCAGGAAATGCTCCAGGAAATTGTGCTTATGGTCAAAAAGCATCAGATTCAGTTTTTGATACAATAACTTCTACTGGCGGAGGCGGCGGAGGCGGAGTAAACTTTCAACCTCCTGGTAGTACTCCATTTACTTGCCAATCACTTGCAGCCGGAGGATCTGGCGGTGGTGGCGGCGCATACTTTAGAACAATTTTTATAGCCCCATCAGCTGGTAATGGAAACACACCTCCTGTAAACCCTTCACAAGGAAACAACGGTGGAACAGCAGCTTCAAACGGACCTCCAAGTTCTGACGGTAATGTTGCTGGTCGACATGGCGGTGGCGGCGGTGGAGCCGGCGGAGCGGGCGGAAATGCTTCAACAAGTTCACCAGGATCGGCTGGATCAGGCGCAGCGTCTTGTATATCAGGATCTTCAGTTACAAGAGCGGCAGGTGGCGCTGGAGATAGTCAAGGAAGTGGAAACCCTTCTCCAAACAGAACCGCTAATACAGGAGATGGATCTCTTGGAACAGTAGCTCCAGTGCAACCAGCAGCTGGAAACGGAGGATCTGGTGTAGTTATTATTAGAAGAGCCACAGCAGACTCAAATACTACTTCAGGGTCAGTAACAACAAGTGGAGATGATACGATTCACACTTTTACTAGTCCGGGAACTTTTCAAGGTTAATTATGGCTCATTTTGCAAAGATATCAGAGAGTAACGAAGTTCTACAAGTTGTTTACATGGATGACAAAGATACTGAAAATCAAGACGGAGTTGAGATAGAATCAGAAGGTCAATATCATTTAGAAAAACATAATCATTGGCCTCAACATTTATGGATAAAATGTTCTTACAGAACAAGAGATGGAAAACATTATGAAAATGATAATCAAACTTTAAGTTCTGATCAATCAAAAGCATTTAGAAAAAATTATCCTGGCGTAGGTTGGATATGGGATCCTGAAAATGATTTATTTAGAACAGCGCAACCATACCCAAGTTGGACATTAAATTTAACAACTGGACATTGGGAGCCCCCTGTTGCTAAACCAGAGCGGTCAGATGAGACTCTTGCAGAAGATTATGAGTGGAATGAAGATAATCAAAATTGGGTTTTAAGTCCTAGAAATAGTTAAACTGTTTGACTTTAAATCTATATTTAATATAGTTCATCAATAAATGAGAAAGTTAATACTATCAGAAAAAGCCCTATATCATGGTGAAGTTAAAATGCCAAAAGGTTTTGAAATTGATAGATATTTTATTAAAGCAGATGCTATACAAAGTTCGATTCTTTTAAAAAAAAGAGTAAGTGATAATATTTATGATCATGCTTACGATGATTATCAAATACTAGATACTACATATATAAATCCTTTAGTTACTTACATAAAAGATTTTTTTAATTTAAGGTTTCATAAAAGTTTAGTATTAGAAAAATATTGGTCTAATATTTACAATACTAATGAATCCTCTCGTTCTAGAAACACAGTAAATATGTTAAACATGAAAGAATCTTCAGATTATGTTTTAGTATATGGAGTTGACGTTTCAGATAAAAATGCAATGGTAAATATAGAGTACAATGATAATAGAAGAAAAGGTAGGTCTTGGCATGCATCTATTAAAGATAATCATTTTGTAATGTTTCCTTCGAACTTAAAATATTTTATTAGTAAAAATAATTCGACAAATTCAAATACTTTTTTAACTTTAACCTTTACCTACATTTAATGAATATACAAAATAAATATTGTTGTTTTGTTGAAGCAATTCCAAATAGAGTTTGTGATGATATATTAAAATGGGCAAATTATTTAAGAAATCAAAATAAAGAAAGAACAGGGTTTGTAGCAGGCATTACTCAAGAGGACATTGAAAACTCTGATGAAGTAAAAAACAATTTACTTGCTAACAGGAACTCTAACGTTATTTGGATGGATTCAACTTGGATATTTAAAGAATTAGAACCGTTTGTTAAAAAAGCAAACGCAGACGCTAAATGGAATTTTGATTGGGAGTTTTCTGAGCAGCTTCAATTTACTAAATATGAACCAGGACAACATTACGGATGGCATCAAGATGCTTTTGAATCTGACAGAAAAATAAATGGAAAAATGATGAACAGAAAATTATCTGTTACTTTGTCTTTATCTAATCCTGATGAGTATGAAGGTGGTGAATTAGAATTTGATTTTTTAAATAAGGGTAGAGGTTCTAATATTAGAGTATGTAAAGAAGTTAAAACAAAAGGATCACTAGTTGTTTTTCCATCTTTCTTGTGGCACAGAGTGACCCCTGTAACAAGAGGTACAAGGCATAGTTTAGTTATGTGGAGTAATGGAGTCCCTTGGAGATGAACCTATTTCCGTTGTTTGGAGACGCAGTGGCATTTACAAAAATTAATGTTGATAATAATAAAGTTTTGAATATTTTAAAACAAACTAATTTTAAAATAAGAGGACAAAAATTAGGATCTCTGGTTAGTGATACTTTTAATTTTTTAGAAAGATGTAGTTTTTTAGAAGAAGAAATAAATAAAATTTTAAAAGACTATATATTTAATGTGTTAAGACAAAATACAGATTTTCAATATACAACAAGTTGGGCTACTAAAACAACGTTTGAGAATAAATCGGATTCACATGCTCATGGAAACTCTTGGTTAAGTGGAGTATATTATCCAGTGGGAGATAAAAATTTTAAAATAAAATTACATTCATTAAAGCCAACGTTTTGGTCAGATAGAGTCATAGAATATAATATATACAACTCAAGAACATGGACTTTTGACATAGAAGATAATCATTTAATAATTTTTCCTAGTTTTGTTCCTCATGAAATATTGACTAATAATTCAAAACAAGATAGATACTCAATAGCTTTTAATATAGTTCCAAAAGGAACTATATGTCAAAATACAGATGGCGAAATTACATTATGAAAGAAAATTTTATAGAAATAAAAGAAGTTGAAGTAGCTAAGAATTTTTATTTTAGAACACCTATTTGGCATACACACAATCACAACTTTTTAGAACAATTTAATAATATATCTGATGAGTATTTAAAAAAACCAAATGATAAAAATATTGGAAAATTTTCATATGTGAATCATTCTGAAAACTTATTAAAGGATCAAAGGTTTCATAAATTTTTGGATTACGTAGGCACTTTATCAGGAGACTTTTTAGTTGAGTCTGGTTTTGATTTAAAAAAATATATGCCAACTTTTACAGAACTATGGGTGCAAGAGTTTCCTAAAGCAGGAGGAGGTTATCACTCTTGTCATGTACATTACAATCAACACGTAAGTGG